GAGATCTTGCTAATTCTAAATGGCAAGAACAAGAGTTCGGTTATATTCAAGCTAGAAAAGTGGCTTATGCTTCTATCCCTGATCAATTAGATATGCAATATTGGGATAGTGTTAATGGCACGACTACTTGGAATGACCATATTGCAAAAGTAAAATCTGATAATCCTAAACCTTAAAATTTGTCTAAGTATTCTGTTATTCTAAAATTATAGGAGGTTGAATAATGGAATCATTAAGTCAATACTCAAGACAGCAGGGCAAAAAACCATCAGGGCAATTTGCTGCAACTAGATATATCCTAGATAATCCAGATGCAAGAGCAATATTCCTTAAAGTGGCTAAAGAAGCTGAACAAGAGTATATTTCAGATGTTATAGCAGCTCAGTATTTGGTAGATAATTATAAACAATTTGAGCATCTAAATTACAACACAGTACGGAGATACTTTAGGGATTATAGAGATGGCAGAATCAAATAAATTACAAGAGTTTGCAAAAACTGTAAAAGATAGAGATCCAAGACAAACAAAAAAGAAAATAAAGCATCCCAAAGGATTTGAGCCATCAGCTAAATTTAATCAAGCTACAAAATCAGGAGAGATAGTTTCACAACCTCAAAAATCTAATAATGTTGATTGGAAAGAACAATTAGAAAATTATTTTGGTAAAGATGCCCATAAATATAAAGTTCTGGAGAATCAAGCAGAGATCAGATATTGGGATATGGCAGGTAATCCTCCACAAAGATTATATTATTTTAAAGCAAAGATTGTTTCTAGTGAGCAATATATGCCTGATGATGATTTTAAGAAATTATTAGCTTCTGCAGGTAAATTAAAGAAAAAGACTACTAAAAAGCCTGTAAAAGATTCTAAAACATTCTGTATAGCACTTGCAGATTTTCAGATAGGAAAAGAGGGTACTGAGGAAGCAATAGAGAGGTTTATAGACTATATTCCTAAGATTAAGGCACAAGTTAAGCAGATCCAGAAAGTAGAGCAATTAGATCAGGTATTGTTTGCAGGATTAGGAGATTTAGTAGAATCTTGTTCAAATCATTATAATATGCAAGAATTTTCAACAATAATGGATGAAAGATCTCAACAAAAGGTAGCTAGGAGGATGATTTACACCTTAATTAAGGAGATTATGCCACTATTTAGCAAAGGTTTAGTTTGTTTTATAGGTGGTAATCATGGAGAAAACAGAAAGAATGGCAAAGCTTATACAACTTTTGCAGATAATAAAGATGTAATGTTAGCTGAGGAGCTGCAAGAAATATTTAAAGAATCTCCTGCATATAACAAAAGTTTAGATTTTATTATTCCAGATAATGAATTGCACTTAACTTTAGAGGTTTCTGATACAGTATTACTGCTACTTCATGGACATCAGATGAAAGGTGCGGGGAACTCACAAGCTAAAGCTAGAAAATGGCTATCAGATCAAGCATTTTCAAGAAATTCCACAAGTGATGCTGATATTGTTTTGCATGGACATTATCACTTTTTTTCTGCTTATGAAAGCTCTGATAGATTAATACTACAAGCTCCAACATTAGATTCAGGCTCAGAATGGTTTGCAAACACAAAAGGGGATAAATCTAGGGCAGGAATGCTTACTTTTGTAATTGGAGGAAAAGAAAAATGGGATTATATTAAGGTAATAAGGTAAATAATGAAACTTGAAGTATTAAGATTTAATAGCTCTGATGACTTTACTACAGGGCTTTTATTTGATGTAACAGACAATATAAGATCTTTTCTTTGTTACACATTAGAGGATGAAGCAAGAACAGTAAAACAATGGGGAGAAACAAGAATACCTGCAGCTACATATAATCTAAGTTTGAGAACTGAGGGAGGCTTTCACTCAAGATATTTAACTAAATTTGGTGCAGAGTTCCACAAAGGTATGTTGTGGGTGCAACCAGATCCAAAAGGATTTGAATATATTTTATGGCATATAGGTAATGATGATGATGATACAGCAGGTTGTTTGCTTGTTGGAAAAACATCACAGGACAACTTTATTGGAAATTCAACAACTGCATATAAAGAGATTTATCCACCAATCAGAGATGCAATACTCTCTGGAGAGGAAGTAACTGTAACTTATAGAAACTTTGATGGGAGCATGGATTCTGAAAAACTAAATAAAATCAATAATACTTCTAATATTTCAAAAGATCAGGAGGGTATTATGGATTTATTATCTACAGAAATAAAACACTTGAAAGCTGAAGTCAAAGCTCTAAGACAGGCAATCATACTAAAAGGAATGCAAGTTAAATAATTTAACTCATTTACAATCATGAATATAAAATGTCATTCCTGTATGGAAAAACTAGAATTAATAAATAATGCTTTTGTATGTATTAAAAAAAAGTGTAATCAATTTAAAAAGGTACAAACAAAGATGAAAGAGGAGGAGTAAGCTATGTCAGATGAGATGAAAGATATGCTTGAGAGAGCTATTTGGACTTTTATAGAGGCTTTTATTGGAGCTTTGACTATATCTCCACTTGTAGGGGTAGATGCTAATGCTTTACAATTAGCTGCTATTTCTGGAGGAGGTGCAGCTTTAGCTGTTATAAAGACTTATGCTAAGAAAAAAATAAGTTAAAATAGATTGGGGATTCTAGCAATAGATCTCTTTTTAGTTACAAGTAACATTAAAAAAGCAGGAGATTTGTATCTCCTGCTTTTTTGTTGAACAGGTAAGAGGTTGATTAGGGTTGCAGTAATACATACATAAGGGAGTATATATATCTGAGAACTCTACCTGCTTTCTATTAACTATAACAAAGCTTTGGAACAAATAATAAATTATTTTCTTTTTTACCTGTTTTTGTCATTTATGTTGTTTATAGTATTTAACACAAACAAATTATTTCTGCAGCTTTTAAAAAGAGGTAGTTGATTAGGATTTTGAATCAGAGGACTAGCTGCACCTCATAGAAACTAGGGTTAGAGCCTATTACTCCACAATGTAAAATGCTACTAAATTTAGTATTCTGGTTTATGGGAGGGAGTGGCACAGGGTTAGTTACACATTTAACTATTACAACTATAGTTGTTAAAAATAGCCCAAGCCCTTTTACTAGGCTTGGGCTTATTAATCTTAATTTAGTCATTGACAATGAGACAAATTTATGAGACAATTATTTCATAGTTGATTAGGAGATACATAAATGAAAAATATTATAACAAAAAAACAAGTTGCAGAGTATGTAGATATTATTAATGACATACTTTATAAAATTGATAAACAACCACATAATGAATTAGTTGTTGATTTATTAACAAATTTAAGACAAATTAAAAAATTGCTTATAGATTTTGTTGAGGAGGTGCAATAATGATGATTCAAGAATGGATCTATTTAGGCTTAGCTTTATATGGCTTTGCTTCTTTAATAATAACAATATCATTTGTTTGGCTATGGGCAGAAAAAAAGCTGCTAAATAGTAAAACAGATTTTGAAACAAGATTGCACAAAGGAGAGATTCTTAGCAGAAAGAATATATTCTGATGTTTGAATTACAGAAACCAAACAAACATAATTGGTGTTATAGATTTGTTTATTGGAAAAATGATACTAAAAGAAGTAATTTTTACACAATAGAAACAAATTTAGGATTTAAGTATGCAGAAAATTTGGCTTGGAATAGTGCATTGTGGGATGGATGTATGAACATGATATATCTAGGAAAAAATAAAATGGAGGTTGATAATGGCACAAATGCCTAAGTTCTTAGAGGACTATACAACTGTTGATGAACTCATCAGCAAAATGAATAAAGAATATCCAGAATCAAGATTAATTTCTGAAATGGTTGGATATGGAGATGATTGGGTAATATTTAAAAGCTCTTTCTATGAAACAAAAGAGGATACAGAGCCAAAAGCTGTTGCCTATGCAAAGCAAACTAGCAAAGATCATAATTCTTGGTTTGAGATGGCTAACACAAAAGCAAATGGGAGATGCTTAAGAATTGTATTCTCTGAATCTACTTTAGCTGAGGAGATGATCGGTATTGCTCCTAGTAAGGATGCAGCTCCTAAAAAAACTAGCCTAGAAAAGAAAGTAGAAAATTTACAAGCTGAGGGCTTAGTTGAGGATATAACTGATAGCAAACAGGCAATAATGAATAACATTAAAGAGTTTGCCATGCAGATAACTAATCAAGACTTAGACAAAGCAAGAGGATTTACTGCACAGGCATTAGGTGCTATGAATATATCTAAAAATGATGTTTCTTTTGGTAATATGCAATCAGTAAAAAATAAGATTCAAGATATTGCTACTGAAGCTAGAACTCATATTGATAACGGGGAATAAATGTTTAATTTATTTGGTAAAAGTAAACCATTATCACATATTGAAACTTTATATTTAGAGAAAGATTTATCTTTAGCTAAAAAGATTAGATATATTTTAGAACTAGAGGGCAGCATTTGCACTTTAGATCCTAATCTAAATAAAAATGGCAATCTTAGAAAGGTTGTGCATAGACTTAAAAAAGAAAAAAATACTGATATTTATAAAGAGGAGTGCAGCTGTGATTTCACGTGTGAATTTAGAGAAAAAGCTCCACTTAATAAAGATGGAACACCTAGAAAGCATTACAGCTACAAAAAGGATTGGGCATCATAAAAAAGATGAGAAATAATATATGAATAGATTTAAGCAGGAAACATATAGAACTCAACATAATATTCAATCTCATGATTATTGGACACCTCCAGAAGTGTTTGAAAATTTAGATATTGAATTTGATATAGATGTTGCATCTCCTGTAGGTGGTGTAGATTGGATTCCTACTAAAAAATATTTTACTGAACAAGATGATGGTTTAGAACAAGATTGGGAGGGAACAGTTTGGATGAATCCTCCTTATGGTAAATATACAGAATATTGGCTAGATAAATTTATAAAACATAATGATGGAATAGCTTTAGTATTTTCCAGAACAGATACAAAATGGTTTCATAATTATGTTAAGAAAGCTGATGCAGTTTTATTTATTAAAGGTAGATTATTTTTTTATAAATCAGGAATAAAGTCAAAACATTCAGCAGGAAATGGATCAATATTGATAGCTTGTGGAGAAAAATCAGTAAATGCTTTACAGCAATCTAATTTAGGTTGGTTTGTAAAGTTATGAAAGTATTAGAACTATTTGCAGGTAGTTGCAGCTTTATC